CATTACATTAAGGATGACCCCTCGACTCCACAGGATGAAGCTTGGACTACTAAAGTTAAAAAAGCAGTCACAGGTAAAAAGAAAAAGTAATGGCAAACCCTGCTACAGCTAAATACTTTACTAAAGCAAAGAACTTATCAGCTACCTCAGGTGGTGCTAGTGGTGATGTAGTGTATACATGTCCTAACAACCATGTGTCACTCATCACTTTTTTGCATGTATCTAGTGGCTCTAGTTCTACAAAGAAGTACAGTCTTCAGTGGTATGAAGCAGCTACTACAACCTATCATTTTATTATAGATGAGCATAGCATAGCAGGTAATGGTATTGAAGAAGTTGTAGAAGGTGGAGCATACCTTGCATTAGCTGCAGGGGATAAGATCGTAGGATTTGAAGAAAGCAGTTCTGACTTTCATGTTATCTTATCAGGTGCTGAGTATTACCAACCGACATAACGGGGTTGCAATATTATCTGTAGTATGTTATAACTATATGTGTAAAACTAGTCTCCAGTTGGTATTCTTAGCCAACTTTCACAAAACCAAACTGGAGATTTTTATATGTGGAAAGAATATTGTAACCGTGTGATGAAAGCTATACAGCAATCACAACAGCGTAGAGCAGACTATCATATACTGATAAATCTATCTGAGCGTGAGCTTAAGGATCTAGGTATCGGTAGATCTGAAATAAGAGAAAGAGTCTATGGCGAGACAGCTAACAGATAAACAACAGAAGTTTTTAGACGTTCTGTTTGATGAAGCCCAAGGAGATCCTGTTAAAGCTAAGAAGCTTGCAGGATACTCTGAAGGTGTAGCTACAGCACAGGTTGTAGCTCCTCTAACAGATGAGATAGTAGAACTAACTAAGAAGTTTATATCCCAGTCCTCTACTAAAGCTGCTTATACAATGTTTAGTGTAATGGCTGATCCAACAGACTTGGGTGTAAAAGAAAAAATGCTTGCAGCTAAAGATATCTTAGACAGAGCAGGATTTACAAAGACAGAGAAGGTAGAAGTAAAAACCTCAGAGCCAGTGTTTATCCTACCGTCTAAGGATAGTGATGACGAAAGTTAAAACGGCTAGAGCATCAGAAGCTACCTACCCAAATAAAATAGATTGGCAAGTACCACTTAGAGGCGAAAAAGGTGAGTGGTATCCTATCATAAGAGTTGGAAGACATGTACCTTTCGGCTACAAGCAAGATGAAGAAGACCTTGACTTGCTTATACCTATACCAGAAGAATTAGAACTTTTAGAAAAAGCAAAATTATTTCTACAGGACTATAGTTTGAGAAAAGTATCCAAGTGGTTATCAGATAAGTCAGGCAGATATATATCACATGTAGGGTTAGACAAACGTGTCAGGATCGAAGAAAAACGCAGGAGAGCTTCCTCTAACTACCGCAACTACGCTAGGAAATACAAAGAAGCGCAAAGGAAAGCGGAGAAGATTGAAAAGCAAAGACTTGGTGGTAGAGAAACCAAGCGAATCTTTGGAGATGGATGGTCAGACCTCAGTAGCGAAACAGAGTCTACCACAGAATGAAGTAGAAGAAATTCCAAGAGAAGTTATCTTTGAACCTAACGCTGGACCTCAAACAACATTCCTAGCAGCTACAGAACAAGAAGTATTGTATGGTGGTGCTGCAGGTGGTGGTAAGAGCTACAGTCTAGTAGCAGATCCAGTCAGATACTTAAACAACCCTAACGCTAGAATGCTTCTAGTGCGTAGGTCAACCGAAGAACTAAGAGAACTTATATCAGTAAGTAAGCAGTTATACCCAAGAGCTATTCCCGGTATTAAGTTTATGGAACGAGACAAGACTTGGGTAGCACCTAGTGGTGCAACTCTCTGGATGTCTTACCTTGATCGTGACGATGACGTTATGAGATACCAAGGTCAAGCATTTAACTGGATAGGTTTTGACGAACTAACACAGTGGCCTACCGACTACGCATGGAACTACATGAGGTCACGTCTACGTACTACTAAGGCTTCAGGGCTACCTCTTTATATGAGAGCTACAAGCAATCCCGGTGGTCCAGGTCACATGTGGGTTAAAAGATACTTTATAGATCCTAATCAACCTGATCAAGCATTCTGGGCTACAGATAACGAAGGTGAAGTAATCTGCTGGCCTAAAGGACATACTAGAGAGGGAGAACCTCTTTTCAAGAGAAAGTTTATCCCTGCGACTTTGTTTGATAATCCTTACCTGTCTGATGATGGGATGTACGAAGCCAACCTACTCTCTCTGCCTGAGCACCAACGGAGACAATTGTTGGAAGGGGATTGGGATATTAATGAAGGTGCAGCTTTCCCAGAGTTCAGTAGAAGAATACATGTAGTAGATCCATATGATATACCAAGTAACTGGCCTAGGTTTAGAGCAGCCGACTATGGATACGGATCTTACTCTGCTGTTATATGGTTTGCTGTAGCTCCTGATGAACAGCTAATTGTTTATAGAGAATTATACGTTAGTAAAGTTTTAGCTACAGATTTAGCTGATATGATTTTAGAGCTTGAATCTAACGAGAAAATAAGATATGGTGTTCTTGACAGTTCTCTCTGGCATAAGAGAGGTGACACTGGTCCTTCACTAGCAGAACAGATGATACAGAAAGGTTGTCGTTTTAGACCAGCCGACAGATCAAAAGGTTCTCGTGTATCAGGTAAGAATGAATTACACAGAAGACTACAGATAGATGACTTTACAGAAGAACCAAGAATAACTTTCTTCAGTAGTTGTTATAATACAATTGCTCAACTTCCCTCACTACCTCTAGATAAAAACAATCCTGAGGATGTAGATACTAAATCTGAAGACCACATATATGATGCTATTAGGTATGGTATTATGACAAGACCAAGAAGTAACTTGTTTGACTATGGACCTGATACTCAAAACTCTGGATTTCAGATGAGTGATTCAACGTTTGGATACTAAGGAATAAACATGGAAGAAGACGAAATCTTAGGTGAAGAAGTTCACATGGAAGATGCTGAAGTATCTTTTATAGAGGATAAAGATAAAGAATCTCTTAGTGATCCTTCAGTTGGATCTATTGTAGGTTATATACAAAAACGTTTTGATAAAGCTGAAACATCTAGGAATGGTGAAGAACAACGCTGGATTAAAGCGTACAGAAACTATAGAGGTCTTTATGGACCAGACGTAAAGTTTACTTCATCAGAGAAGTCTAGAGTATTTGTTAAGGTTACAAAGACTAAGGTATTAGCTGCTTATGGTCAGATTGTAGAAGTACTATTTGGTGCTAATAAGTTTCCTATTAGTATTGACCCTACTACTCTACCTGAAGGTGTATCAGAAGCTGTACACTTAGAGACAGAAGACACTGCTAAGAAAATGCAGGAGCAGCAAGCACCTATGGGTGAACCTGAGCAGGTACAACCCGGTGAAACTCTTATAGACTTTAGAGATAGACTAGCAGGTTTGAAAGAAAAACTTTCACCTGTTCAAGATAATTTAAAAGAAGGTGAAGCAGAATCACCTACACAAATTACTTTTCATCCAGCTATGATAGCTGCTAAGAAGATGGAAAAGAAAATACATGACCAACTAGAAGAATCTAATGCTAGAAAAGAATTAAGAAACACAGCATTTGAAACAGCCTTGTTTGGTACAGGTATCATGAAAGGACCATTTGCGGTAGACAAAGAATACCCTAACTGGTCAGAAGAAGGTGAGTACACACCTATCATAAAAACAATGCCTAAGTGTTCCTCAGTTTCTATATGGAACTTCTACCCTGATCCCGATGCATCTAATATGGATGATGCAGAATTTGTTATTGAGCGTCACAAGATGTCTCGAACACAAATGAGAGCACTTAAGAATAGACCTTTCTTCAGAAGCAATACTATCGATACAGCTATATCGATGGGAGAGTCCTACACTAAAGAGTGGTGGGAACAAGCTATGGAAGACGATGAGCAAGAAGCTCAAAGTGAAAGGTTTTCAGTCCTAGAGTTCTGGGGCTACATGGACACAGAGATGTTGAAAGATCAAAACGTAGACATCCCTAAAGATATGAAAGACGCAGATCAGGTATCAGTAAACGTATGGATATGTAACGGTCAAGTACTACGATTAGTTCTTAATCCATTTACTCCTTCTTACCTTCCTTACTATGCAGTACCCTACGAGGTAAACCCTTACTCTTTCTTTGGAGTAGGTATTGCAGAGAACATGGATGACACACAAACACTAATGAATGGCTTTATGAGAATGGCAGTTGACAATGCTGCACTCTCAGGAAATCTTATCATCGAGGTAGACGAGACA